CTGCCCAAGCTTTGGCAGATACTTATGCTGGTGCTGCTGCTGCCCTTAAGCTTCCTTTCCCAGCGAACCTTGCTGCTGCTGGTAGCATTATCTCTGCGGGTCTAGGGTTTGTGGCATCTATCCAGTCTGGTAGTTCTGGTGGTAAACCTTCTGCAACCATACCTTCAACTTCTACAGCTACTGCTGCTGCACAAACAGTAACGCCACAACAAGTCTTGATCCAAGGGATTAAACCTACGGATATCTTCACTGGTGAACAGTTGTCTCAACTCTTTGACAGTCTTTATAAAGAGAACCGTGCTAGAGGTATGGTCTTTCAGGTGCAACGATGATCTATGTTAATGGTACTCCTACTGACAATGCTACTCTGCCGATGGTACTGTGGGATAATTACTTGTCCTACAGTACCTCTACAGTGACTGCTTCAACCTCAACCACTGATGGCCCTGTAGCTAATTGTTATACAGAGACTACGTATGATTATTGGCAAGCCACAGCCCTTCCTGCTTATGTCCAAATAGATCTTGGTACTGGATATGCCACAAAGCTTGTAAACAGTGTAGCCCTTATTGGACATACTATTGGTTCCAGTGGGGCTACAGTACAGCTTCAGTCGTCTCCTAATGGAACTACTTGGACTACAGTAAGTACTGTTATCACACCCACAGATGATACACCTATCTTGGCAATCTTTGCAGACACTTCTGCTAGGTATTGGAGAGTGTATATTACAGGGACCACAATTCCTGTAGTTGGTATTGTTATCTTGGGAGATAGGTTTGTATTCCCCGGTGGGGTTATGCCTAGCTATACACCTATCTGGCAAGCACAGACAGTACAACTTCTTCAATCTAAAAGCCTTGGTGGTCAATTTATGGGCAACAGGGTACTTCGTCAAGGGGCTGATACTTCTATCAGTCTTGTGGCTTTCTCTAGAGCATTTGCTGAAGCTGACTTGCAACCATTTAAGGCTTGGTATAATGGTGGTCATGGTTTTGTTTGGGCAAGTGGACCTTCAACCTTTACTAAAGATATAGGTTATTGTTGGAGAAAGCCTAATGCAGAAATGAAACCAACCTTTACTGAAACTGGTAGTTGGGTAAGGGTAACAATGGAGGTAGAGGCTTATGTCCAATAATAGAGAGCCTGTCCAAATCGTAGAAATTGATATGGACTATTGCACTCTGTCTTATGGTACAAACTCTTCTATTGGGGCAACCACTAGTGCTTCTGGAACGGGTTCTGTGGCTACTTTGACTTTTGCTGCAACCCCGTTTCCTCTCCTTGCAGTTGGTTCTACTGTTGTTGTGGCAGGAGTAACACCTACTGCATATAATGGGACTTTTGTTGTCACTGCTTGTACCACAACCTCAGTATCTTATGCAAGCACTGCAACAGGCTCTCAAACTGTATCTGGTACTATTTCTGCTAAGTGTACTGCTGTTCTTGGTACAACAGGTCAACGTAAATGCTTTAATACCTTTGGCACTTGTCAATCTAAAGCAAACTACACTGGTAATTACCTTGATCTGACTAAGACTATTAATACGAAGACCCTTCGATTTGCAAGCCCTAGGGTTAACTTCCCGAAAGGTTCTGCAATTTATTTCCCTGCTTTGCAAAGTATTTCTGCAATTTCTTCCACTGTTAATATTGCTGGTTCTGATGAAAGCCTTAGTGCTTTTGGACGTAGGGCCACAGTAACAGTGACACTTACTGATTTCCCTTATAATGACAGGCTTGTAGATAAGTACCAACCCGAACGAGTTAGTGGTGCTGCCCAATATGGTGGAGGTGGATATGATCCAACAACTCTCGGTACTTTTTTCACAAAACTACGTAGTCGATCCCCTTATTATGTTGGGCGTCCTCTCCGTATCATTGATGGGTATATTGATAATGGCACTCTGACAAATACCAGAACCAGAAACTTTATTATCACTAACATGGTTGGACCTGATAGTGATGGCAATGTATCCTTTGAGGGTAAAGATATTCTTTCTCTGGCAGATGATATTAAGGCTGTTGCTCCTAAAGCTTCCACAGGCACATTGACTGTAGATATGCTTGAGACTGACACTTCCTTTACTCTGTCTCCTACAGGCATTGGTTCTAGTTATTCCCCTAGTGGATATGCTGTCATTGGTTCTGAGATTGTGGCATATTCCCTCGCAGGGGATGTAGTAACCTTCACTGCCAGAGGCCAGTATGGTACTACTGCTGCCACACACAGTGCAGGAGATAGCTTCCAGCAAGCACTAGCATATACTCACGCTAGAATGAATACAGTGGTCTATGACCTTTTGGTCAACTATGCAAATATCAATCCTGCTTATATTGATACTGCTGCATGGGCACAAGAAGTAACTGACTGGATGTCTTCTGTTTATCTTGACACTGTTATTACAGCACCTACAGGTGTTAATACTCTTGTTGGTGAACTGGCTGTTCTTGGTGTTAGTATCTGGTGGGATTCTGTTAATAACAAGATTGGTCTTAAAGCTAACCGTCCTCTTTTTGACGATACTGCCTACCCTTTGTCGGATAGAAACAATATCAAAGAAATTGAACAACAGGACTTGGATCAATACCGTCTTACAGAAATCCACTTCTACTCTGTTCAAGCTGACCCTACTAAAAGTATCTCTGCTAAAGAGAATTATAATAGGCTTACTGTTACTATTGATAGTAATGCTGAAAGCAAACAAGCCTATGGTGATACTCGTATTAGAGAAATCTTCTGTAGATGGGTAAATAATGGGGCTGACTCTATTGTCGGTCTGTTGTCTATTCGGCTGCTTAATAGGTTCAATACTGCACCTAAAAACTACCGTATTGTCTTGGATGCTAAAGATAGGTCTATTGGTCTTGCAGATGTTATTGAAGTGACAAGCAGAACTATTACAGACGAAGTTGGTAATCCTATTCCTACTGACCTTCAGGTCATTAAGCTTATGGAAACTAATTATGGCCATGAAGTAGAAGTTACTGCTCAAGCATATAACTACGCAGGTAGGTTTGCTAGGGTTATGGCTAATACTGCTAATGATTATACTACTGCTACAACCACAGAAAAAGCTAAGGGTGGCTATATTGTAGATGCTTCTACTCTTGTGTTTGCTTCTGACAATTCTTCACCCTATGTAATGATATAATAAGGAACCCGATATGACAAGTTATATCTCAATCACTAGTGCAGAAATTGATCCTAATAGCCCGATCACTTCTGATCTTATGACTAAAATACGTGATAATCCTGTGGCTATCACTGAAGGTGCTACAGGTGCTCCTCGTATTGTTGGGGCAGCTATGTACTCTCCTGTAGCTGGTGCAATTGTTCAAAGAAACTGTCTACCTTTTGGGACTGTTAGCGCAACATCTAGTGGTAGTGCCCCTTCTGTAGCCCAAATTATGCCTTCTGTTTTTACTGCACTTGTGGCCTGCACAGTAAGGGTTAACTTAACCTTTACTGTAAGTGGAATCGGAGGGTCATTGAATATCCGTAAAAATGCTACTATTGTACAAACCTATACAACTAACCAGACAAACGTGACTGTAGATATTACCCTTGCTGCGGGTGATTGTATTGGCGTTGAAGTTACTGGTACAGGTACTAGTGGTGGGTCTTCCGGTACAGGAACAGTGACTTTGTTGAAGTATGATTTTGATGCTAGATCGGCGGTGATGACATGAACTATGTTCTTGAATGGCATAATGCTGAAAATACAATATTGGCTAAAATTGAAGGTTCTCACACAGTTATTGTAGAGCCGGGCCATATTGATTGGGAAGCCTTGTCTAAAGAAAAAGACATTATCCCTTTTGAACAAACTGAATTGTATAAGGTACTTAATCCAAATGAAGGATAATTTCCATAATTGCATTATTCCTTTGCTTCACTATGAAGGTGGATATGTAAATAATCCTAGTGATCCCGGTGGTGAAACCAATATGGGTATCTCTAAGAGGGCCTATCCTTCTCTGGATATCAAGAACCTAACCAAAGAACTTGCTTGTCAAATCTATCAACGTGACTACTGGAATAGGGTCTGTGGTGATCAACTACCCTCTGGCCTTGACATGGTTGTGTTCGATAGTGCAGTCAACTCTGGTGTACATGAGGCTATTATATGGCTACAGGAAGTGCTTGGTGTAACGGCTGATGGGGTGATTGGTAATCAGACCCTCAATGCTCTGCAAGGTAAGGATACTAGCACCCTTATCGACAAGTATATCGCACTTCGTCTGGCCTATGATAAGTCCTTGTCCACTTGGAACAAGTTTGGAACAGGTTGGTCTAACCGCCTTAAAGAACTGAGCATCCTAGCCCATACATTCAAATAAGGTATCCTATGAATAATAAGTCTTTCAAGAGAGAACTGGCAATAGTTATGTGGCTTCATCTTGTGTGGCTTACTATTTACTCTACACCAGAAATGACAACTGTCCTTGTCTGGCCATATACGGCCTTTATCCTAGGTGCATTTGGTCTACAATCTATTGCCACACAAACTGAACTGTTTAAAAAGGCTCTCCCAAATGATTCAATCCTACCTAGCCAGTAAACTCTTCTTCCCTCTTCTCTTCATCTTCAGCATTGCTCTTGGGTACCTTGGTATCTATGAATACGGTAAGTTTACTGAAAAGCAAGCTGTCATTGTCAAAGATCAAACAACCTATATCGCCACAAGGACAAAGATAGATGCAGCTATCAATGATTACTCTAATATTCCCGCTAATGTTGCTCTTAGCAAGTTGCTCCAACGTCAACACGCAAAATGATAGTGCTATTTGTGCTGGGCTTAATCCTCTTTTCAATGATCACGCTAATGCTCTGATTATTGATGGTGGTCCTAAGTCCCTTGTAACAGGTGAAAAGCTTATTCATGGTTATGATGTGGGATGTAGTAAATAATGCATGATTATCTCACCTCCATTGTAAGCGGCTTTCTTCTTGGGTGTCTTGGTTTTGTGGGTTGGGTAGCCAGAGTTATTCTGACAAACCAAAGGGCCATTGCACTCCTTCAGAAAGAGATTAATGACAGAGATTCCCAACGTACAGAAGATCGTGCAGTTTGGCAAGAACTAAAAGACGATGTAAAAGAAATCAAGAGAGACATTCTTGATATCTACAAAAATAAAGCACAATAAGAAAAAGCCCCCTCAGGATTGATTTCCTGAAGGGGCTTATTTTTTACATTACAGCCGGGGTGAATGCTCGAAGCATCCAATGCAGCTTATCGTGATAGTCCATCTGACCTTCAAGGAAGTTCACCACACCATATGCACCAGCTTCTACAGCAAGGTCATGGGCCTTAGTGAGTTCAGCTTGCAGAGTACGATTATCATCTTCCAATTGCTTCATCATAGACAGGCCGGGGATAACAGTATTAGCATCCAAGATCTTAGACAGTTGAGCAAACTGAGAAAGGCTACCGGGAGAGAAAGTATCCAGTGAACGAATATGCTCTGCATAGGTATCTACACTTTCCCACACTTCATCATAAACATCGTTTAGAAACTTGTGATACTCACTGAAGTTAGGGCCAGTTACATTCCAATGGTAGTTATGAGTCTTAAGGTAGAAACTAAAAGCAGTAGCAAGGACGACTTTCAGTTGTTGTGCAAGGTCAATAGTAGGGTTCATCAGTTATCTTTCTTTTCTTGGATTACAGCTTCGAGTTCTTGGAGCATATCTTGAAGTTCTTTCAAAGCTTCGTCTGTACCCTCCTTTGTCAGATGTTTAACACGGTCAATAAGGTCTTTTACAACACTGCTCATTATTTGCCTTCTTTCAGTTGGTTAAGCATACGTTCTGCATAGTAGATAATCTTATTCAGGTCGTACTCAGTAGTGATACCTTCCTTGTGGCCAAGCCGATAGGCTGCTTTGAAGATATTTCCTTGAGCAAAGGTCATATTCTTGTATTCAATCAGGTCATTGAGAGTAGAGGCACCCTCAGGAAAGTCATAATACTCAGAAGCTTTTCCATCGGAGGAGCCTTTAGTCAAAGGTGCCACAGGTGCAGGCTCTGCTTTTGAAACAAGTTCAAGGTCTTTCGGGTGAACCCACTGATCCAGATACTTGTCATCATCAGAAACAACTCTCATCCATTTTGCACTTCCCCCACCGTCCCAAGGCTCAGTATAAGTACCAATAGTGCCTGTTTCAAGACAGTGATATGCACGACCTTTATCACCAGTTACACGGACTTTATCACCAATATTAAACACTACATCTTCCTTTTCCACTACAGGGCCTGCTTCAACAAGAGTCATTTTATTAAAATCTACATAATATTCTCCTTCAGGGGCAAAAGGACTAATTTTAGTGACCATTGCGGTATCACTTTTCGGGTAAACCCCCGAAATAATCCCCTCTTTACCATCAAAGGAATAGTGAGTGCCACTAACCTTAACTTTGTCACCAATCTTAAACGTCATATTCATTCCTACCTTTTTCAAATGCAATGATCCATTGCTTACAGATATCAGACCTAACAATGTCGTCTACTCCAAACTCAATCACTGGAACAGGCAACTTGTAGTCTTTAGCCAACTGGATAACCTTAGACAAACCAGACTGTACACGAATGTCTGACTGCTTAATGTCTCCATTAATCACGACCTTACAGTTCTGACCGATTCTTGTCAAGAACATTTTCATTTCAGCTACAGTAGTATTTTGACCTTCATCAAGGATAATGAAGGCATTCTTAAAGGAACGACCACGCATAGTAGATAGAGGAGCCATCTCAATATTACCATTCTTGATAGCCGTCTCTACCACAGCCTTACCAAGTTGTTCAATAAGAACGTCTAGGATAGGCATTGCCCAAGGGGCAAACTTTTCTTCAAGAGTGCCCGGAAAGTAACCAAGGTCTTTACCTACGGATACATTAGGACGAGTAAGGATGATCTTATCAATCTGCTTTTGAGCGTACATGTTAGCAGCTACAGTAGCAGCAATGTAAGTCTTACCTGTACCAGAGAAGCCACAAACAATCACTTGATCAAAGTCGATAAGAGCCTTGATGTAATGCTTTTGGTTGTCATTGAGGGCTTTAAGAGAGACAGTGCTCATAGCTGCCTCTGATTCTGCACCCTTATACTTTGTGGTTCGCTTGGTTCGTTGAGGGGTTGTGGTCATTATTTATTCCAATTTACTTGAAGTGACAGGTTTTGTCAAACCGTTTGTAGCAATCCATTTCACCAAGTCTTCATAGCCACCTATGTACTCTCTTCCATCAGGAGTGTCAACCCAAATCTGTGGTACAGTACGTAATCCTGCCTTCTTCATAAGTAGAGCAAGCATAGGATGGTCACGGTAGTCGAATACCCCAAAAGGGGTATCCGTTTTGCTCAAGAGTTCTTTAGCTGCATCACACCAAATGCAGTCATCTTTGGTCAAGACATAGAACATTAAATCTCCATCAGGTTACGATAACCCAGTCATCTGAGAGAAGGTCAGTTTGGCTTGCCAACCAAGGGACTTTATCATTTGTCACAGTGGACATATAGATATAAGGAAGAGTCATCTTGGACCAAAGATCGGGCATTTGTAGTTGTAGCCACATACCTTTTCCATTCCAATTTGTCCTAGAAATCTTCTTTCCTTGTTTCAACCAATTCAAAGCATAACTAAAGCTTTCTGGCATTAAGCCCTCCTATTAAGTTAGGTCAACGATTTCACAGCTTCCCCCAGCACAGGCAAAAGTGCTAGTTCCCTTCGAGGTATCCTCAGTTTCATACTCTGAAAGCCTTGCCCAGTCAAGCTTTTTCGGCATCAAGGCAAGAGCGTCTTCGTATTCACGTTTAGAGCACTCTTGGTAAGGTGCTTGTTGATAAGAGTGGTCAGAGTGTGGCAAAAATGATACACCAGACACTTCATCAAAGTATTTATAGACCCAAGCACCAACTTCCATCCATTCATGGTCACGAACAGTAATGGTCACTGAAGGCTTATGTTCGCACCAATGACGTTGATAGATCAACCACAGATCAAGTTGCTCTAGGGCAGTCATATCATTACGAGTAATAGCACCCATAGGAGATTTCATAGGAAAGCTAAAGACAGTAGTGCTTTCAGGCTTCATAACATCAGGTTCACTAGGGATACCTTGATCCTTCATAAACTGGGTCAGGGGGTCTTTGTTGTCTCCACGCACAGTACGGATATAATAGGGGCTATGACGTGCGTGGATACCTGATGCAGAGTCAACAAGTTGAGAAACAGTTCCGCTAGGCTTACGTTTATATTCAACTGAGTTCGTTATTCTCAGCCCGTTTAAGTCTATAGTAATGAGTTTTACTTATGCCATACTTTTGTTTAGCATCTTTGAAAGATAAAGAAATCACTTCACTTGGGTACCTACCATACTTATCCCAACGAATTTTTCCACACAAACTAAAGAGGTTTTTATTATCTCCTGTGTGTGACATACCTTGGGCAGATTTTCTTCCTTGTCTAGCAACCTTTAGTTTTTGTTTCCACCCGTCTTGTAAATATTCGGGTATAACAAAACCACCTTCACCACCTTTTGCCAAATTTA